GCAATCCGGCGCGGCGTCAGCACGTCGCACCCCTAAACGCAACCAGCAACGCGATGCACACCAGCGCAGCGGCCAGCGAGCCCGTGAGGATGCCGCAGCGGCTTTCCAGCGCGCGCCACTGGTCTTCGGTCAGCGGCTGCGTGACCGGCTCGCGCTCGATCCCACGCACGCGGCGCATGACGCGTCCGCAGGCGTTGCGCACAGCGAAGCGCAGGGAGGGGCGGCGCGTGATTCGGGACAAAAAGAGCGGGCGCATAGTCAGTCCTCGTCGTCTGCAAACAGCGCGTCGAAGCACTTTTCGCAGGTGTGGGAAATCTGCGTCTCGCGCCATCCGGCATCCGTGTACACGTTGTCAGACGTGAAGGGGTTCGCGCACAAAATGCACTTACCGCTAAGTGTTCGTTCGATCACCTGCTCGCGCGTGGGCGTTTTGAAAGTCATCAGGGTCTCGCTCATTTAGCTTTCCTCGCTTTCTTCTTCAACCAACCGATCGCCTTCGCTGCATTCCTCGCCGCACTCGGTGCAGCAGTCGCGCCAGTCGTGATGTACGCCGCGATGGCCCCAATACTCGTAGGCGCCGATGCCGCAGTCGCGCTGACCGATGCGCACGTTGCGTTTGCAGAAGCGGCAGTACCCGCGACGCTCGTCGTCGTCCACATCAGCGCGCGTCGGCAGTTCGTCGTAGAGCAGGACCATGGCGGGCTCTCTTAGCCGATCAGCGCTTCGAAAATCTTCTTTCGCTCCCACGACGATTCGAGCTTCTTCGTCACGGAGTCGGTGAACGAGGCAATCATCGCGCCGGTGATCCCCTGCGCGAGCTGCGGCGCCATTGCGAGCAAGCCATCCTTGCTGCCAGCCAGCGTCGCGATGATCTCGGGCACGAGGTTCTCGGTGATCCAGGCATTCACGGCCTTCTGTACGGCGTCGAAAGCGGCTTGCTTGGCGTGGTAGATCGCGTTCTCTGCAATCTCTTTGCGAAGCCCAGCCATGATGTCGGGCATCGCGCCTTTTACTGCTTCATTGATCTGTTCTTGCGTAAGCATGTGGTTCTCCTGAATTGGTTATGCTGGTTACGGTTCCAGCTCGCCTCAGACTTGATCCGTCGACCAGCGGTCGGCGACGATTTGTGAATCAGTCCGTCTCGCCAACCACGCGCATCACACGCGGCTCACCAGCGATCGCAAGAGACGCCTCGAGCGCCGCCATCGCCTTGATGCACTCTGCGGCAATCTGGCCGGAACAGCCGCGCTGGAACACCAGCTGTTCGGCCGCTTCGTGCAGCGCATTGATCGCGCTGCGGACTTTGAAGGTTGCGACTTCCATGGCGCGCCTCGCATTAATAACCGAGCAGATCGCGCGCGGCCGACAGCGTCGCGGGAATCACGTCGCGCTCGACAAAAACGCGGCCCGGGTGACCTTCCGGGAGATTCGTCTGGACGCAGACGCTTGAAACGGTCAGCGTGCCGTCTCCGTTATCGACGGTCGGCGCTGCGGTGCCATGGCTGTCGATCCACTTGATCAGGTTGCTCATCTCTCACCCCATTTGGTCGCTGCGTGTCGTGCAGCGTTGAGGCAAGTGTAGACCAAAACGGTTTAGAAGTACAACCATAATGGTTTGTGGCAGAGCAAATAGTTTTCTATCGGCTGAGCAGCCTAATAGGATCGGATTGTGCGGAGCGGAAATTAAAAGGCCCGCTTCGAGGCGGGCCGTTGGGGGTGCTGCTTATTTGGGTGGGGTATGAGCTGCGATGGCTCTCGCGGCCATAAGGATGTGGTACGTGATTTCGTCCAGCAGTCTTTCTTGCTCGCTTCGGCGTTCTTCCTGCTTTTGCTGCGCTTTGGCCCTGTAACGGGCCAGGTTCACAACTTCACTTCCTTGTATGTCTCGGTTCATCGGTGGCCCCCGGTATTTCGGATGCGGAGCCAATCAGCCTCTCGATGTCGGCAATCATTTCGGCTCGCGCGGAGCCAGTGTGTAATTCCGAGGCTGCTGCAGAAAGTCGGAGTAAACCAGTATGCAGAAGGAAGGTTGATCGGGACAGATTGCCAACCCTGTCCAGGTCAACGACACACGAAATGAGACTTTTTGCCTGCTCGCTCAGAGCGTTGTATCGATCGCTGTTCGACGAATCATGCGACGCGGATTCGTGATCGTGATCCAGCCACCCGGTTTCTTTCTCGTAGCGCTTTTCGATCTCGCGCGCCTTCTCGTCTCCTATGCCTCTGACGGGGTTTGGGCCGATTAGCGCGTTTGCCTGCTGGCTGGACATACCGAGCTTCCGCGCGAATGCAGCTGGGCTTCCAGCGAGCGCTCTGGCGTTCTCGAGGCGCATCTCTTTGCACGTCTTCATATGGTCCAGCCTACCGTTTTGAACCATTTTGATAAACGCCCAAAAAGGTTTGTGTAGATAAACCAGAATGGTCTATACTCAGGTCGCATCCACCAACCACCACGGTATAGACATGGACCTGCGTACGTACTTCCGAATTACCAAGCGGCCCGACCGCGAGGCCTTTGCCGACGCTGTGGGTGCAAAGGTGAACTACCTCTACAACTGCTCGCTCGGCAAGCGCAAACCCAGTGCGGATCTGTGCAAGCGGATCGTCGCATACGACTCGCGCTTCACTCTCGCCGAGCTGCGGCCAGACATCTGGGGCGACGGTCTGGATTCGATGGCTGCATCCGACGATGCGCAGCCGCCGGTCGGTGGCATGAACAAGAGCAGAAAGCTCGAACCCCTGGTCGTTTGAATTTTTCATTTGGCGTCCTTGTGACGCCTTTATTTGGCGCATTGCACAACGGTTAACGCAATGGCTAACAACGGTTAACGGACATGAAAAATTTCAATGACCTGATGCAGTTGGCTTTGCCGGTGCTGATGGAGATTCCGAAGCCCCGCACCCTAGAGGAAGGGTTAATTGCCAGCTGCGACGACTATGGCGCCGCCATCCGGCTCTGTCTGGACAAGCGCGTGCGCCGCATTCGCGAAAGCGAAATCGCCTCGTACCTCGGTTTTGCCGCGCCGCATCTGACGAAGGTCAAGAACGGCCGCGGCTACCTCACCAGCGATCAGGAGCTTGTGCTGCAGCACCTCTGCTCGAACTGGGCGATCGCTCAGTACGCCGAGATGCGCAAGAGCCAGATCGCGGACCTGATCAATTCCCCCGAGGCGGAAATCATGCGCCTGCGGGCCCGTGTCGCTTATCTCGAATCGAAGGCTGCGTGATGGATACCGAAACGCTGATGGCCGTCTGGATGGTCGGTTCGTTCGTTCTGGGCTGCGTGGTGTTCTGGAGATCGCTGTGAAGACGATCCTGAAACGCTCGGTGATGTGGCTCTACTGCCACGAATACATCTGCGCCGCGACCGTGGCGAAGATCTTTGCGCGCTTCGATCTGAAGGGGCATTAAATGGCAAGCGATTGGATCAAGATGCGCGTGAACCTCGTCACTCACCCGAAGGTGATGGCGATCGCCGAATTTCTCGCGGATCAATCTGATTTTCAGCAGTGGTCGACGCTTTCCAGTTTTGTCCCGTGTTACGGCGGCAGTGACGATCAACACCGTAACGACCGTAACGCTGCGTTACGCGTAACGCGTTATGTGACAGTTTGCGCGCTGCTACGTTTTTGGGGTTATGCGAACGAGCATTCGCGCGAAGAATTCGTTTCGTTCATGACGATCGAGGGTGTCGACGAGATCGTTCAGGTGCCTTCATTCGGTCGCGCGTTGCAGTCGGTTGGCTGGATCGAAATCTCCAAAACCCCCGCTGGGATTTGCCTGCCGAACTTCTCGGAATTCAATGCTGTGGCGGATGAGCGCCAGTCTGGCTCGAAGGCAGCGGAGCGTCAGCGCAGGTATCGCGAGCGACAAAAAGCGTCACAAAGTGACGGTTTTGGTGACGTAACGCGTGACGATTCCAGTGACGCAACGAGTGACGTAACGGTGACGTCACGTAACGCCCCTAGAGAAGAGAAGAGAAGAGAAGAGAAGAAAGACTTAACACCTTCTGCGCCGAGCGAAAAAATCTCGCTCGACGCCAGCGGCAAATGGCTGGGAATTCCAGATCGATTGTCCGCAACGTGGAACGAGGCCTATCCCGCGGTGAACGTGCCGGCCGAACTGGCGAAGGCGTCCGCGTGGGTCATCGCAAACCCGAAGAACCGCAAGTCGAACTACGCCCGATTCCTGACCAACTGGCTTTCGCGCGCTCAGGACAACGCGAAGCCGGTTCGGAACGCAAACGGCAACGCAGGAGACAGCGGCTACTGCAACCCTGGCGACAAGAGGTACGTCAATTGAACTGGCAAGAGATCAGCCAACGGCTCGCGCAGGACGCTGAATCCATCGCGTCGATGCTGCTGCCCAACGGAAAGCGCAAGGGTGCCGAGTATTGCGTGGGCAGTATCGGCGGCGAGGATGGCGATTCGCTGAAGGTGCGCCTCACTGGCAACAAGGCCGGCCTGTGGAAAGACTTCGCGACCGGCGATGCGGGCGATCTGATCGACCTGTGGGCGGCGGTGCGCGGGATGACGAAGAAAGACGCGTTCGAAGCGTGCCGTGAGCATCTCGGTATCGCAGCGCCGGTGTTTGCTTCGCCGGCGAAGACCTATGCGCGGCCGGCAAAGCCCCCGGCGAGCAAGCCGAAGGGCGAAGTGCTGGACTACCTGACGCGGGTGCGCAAACTCGCGCCGGAGACAGTCGAGGCGTTCAAGGTGGCGGCGACGAAGGATGACGACGCGATCATTTTCCCGTTTCTGCGCGACGGCGAACTTGTGAACGTCAAGCACCTTGCGCTGGCGCGCGATCCGAACGGCAAGAAGCGTACATGGCAGGCCGCCAACGCTGAGCCGTGCCTGTTCGGGTGGGATCTGATCCCCGACGACACGAAGTCGATCGTCATCACCGAGGGTGAGATCGACGCCATGTCGTTGTACCAGTACGGCTTCCCGGCACTGTCGGTGAACCAGGGCGCGGGCAATCACCAGTGGATCGATTCCGACTTTGACCGGCTCGAGCGCTTCCAGGACATTTTCCTGTGGTTCGACAACGACGAAGCGGGGCAGAAGGGCGTTCGCGAAGTCGCGGCCCGGCTGGGCATCGAGCGCTGCCGGATTGTCGGCTATCGGCTGAAGGACGCGAACGAGGCGTTGCAGCAGGGTGTGGAGCGCGACGAGATTATCGAAGCGGTGGCCGCGGCGAAGCGCATCGAGCCTGCCGACCTGCGCACGCCGCTGTCGTACGTCGACGAGGTGGTGGCGATGTTCGCCGGCCCCGCGATGGCGGCGACTGGTGCGACGCTGCCGTGGCCCGGTCTGCAGGATCGGGTGAGGCTGCGGCCGGGCGAGCTGTCGGTGTGGACCGGCATCAACGGCCACGGCAAGAGCGACCTGCTGGGGCATGTGATGGTCGATCTGGTCAAGCAGGGGGAGCGCGTTTGCGTCTTCTCGGGCGAGACGATGCCGCGCAAGCTCCTGTATCGGCTCACCCAGCAGGCTTGCGCAACCGCGTCCCCCACCGAGGGCTATATCCGCGCGGCGCACGGTTGGCTCGACGGCTCGCTGTGGATCTTCGACAAAACGGGCAATGCCGACGCCAGCGCACTGTTTGAGGCGTTCCGGTATGCCGCCAAGCGCTACCGCGTGACGCATTTCTTCATCGATTCGCTGCTCAAGTGCGGGTTGGCCGAAGACGACTACACGGGCCAGAAGCGTTTCATCGAGCAGCTGTGCGATTTCAAGAACGAATTTGGCGTGCACATGCATCTCGTCGCCCATGCCAGAAAGGCACAGGACGAATCCCGCGCGCCCGGAAAGATGGACATCCGGGGCGGTGCGGCGATCACCGACTTGCCCGACAACGTGTTTTCGGTCTGGCGCAACAAGGCGAAGGAAGAGAAGGGCGAGGCGGCCGGCGAAGGCGAGCGCGACGCGGAACTGCGGTGCATGAAGCAGCGCGCGACCGGCGAAGAGCCCCTGATGCGCCTGTGGTTCGACCGATCGTGCCTGCAGTTCAAGCAATCGCCTACATGGCACCCGAAACCCTACTTCGCCTACTCGACCGCCGAGGGAGTGACCAACCATGCCGTGTGACACCGTGAACCCGACAAAACCTGACAGCCATGCTTCCGCTCAAAAAGCCGAAGCGACCACTACGCGCAGTGCCGACGGCAACACTCCCATCGCGCGGCTGATGGCCGAATACGCGGGCGATGGGTTCGACTTTTCCGACTTGGACGCCGTGAAGCGCGCGGCGTTGCGATACGTAGAGACGATGCCGGATTCGCAAGTCAGGACGCTGCTATATGCGCTGGCTGCACCCCGCCAACCCTGGCTCTGCACCTGCGGCACCCCCTCGCTGCCCGGCGTGCTGCATCGGGCGGATCGGCCGTGCGCGGCGGTGCGCGATGAGGGGGCGGAATGATTACGCTCGCAATCGACCCAGGTACCGACAAAAGCGGCTGGTGCACGCTCGCCGGCGGCGCTATCCAGCAGTCCGGCGTAATGCCGAACGACCGCATGCTGCAGGCCATCCAGCATCTGGCCTACGACCGGATGGCCATCGAAATGATCGCCTCCTACGGCATGGCGGTCGGCCGCGAGGTCTTCGAGACATGCGTGTGGATCGGCCGCTTCATGCAGGCTGCGCGCGACCCGGATGCCGTGCGTCTCGTCTACCGTCGCGACGTAAAGCTGCACCTGTGCGGCACGGCCAAGGCCAAGGACCCGAATATCCGCCAGGCGCTGCTCGACATGTTCCCGAGGACCGGCGGCGGCAAGACGCCGCAAGTGGGCACCAAGTCGCAGCCGGGGCCGCTGTACGGCGTGTCATCGCACGCGTGGGCGGCGCTGGCTGTAGCGGTCACGGTGACGGCACGGGAGGCGGCATGAGCGTCCTCACCGACACCGCCCTCTGGCACTGCGCCCACCAGCAGCGCTGCATCGAGCTAAACCGCTGCGTCTGCGGCCACGACCGCCGGCGCGATGAAGACTTCGACGCGCAGCTCAGGCGCGCGATGGAGAGGTATCCCGATAAACCAGCAGTCCAACAGGAGCAACAGTCATGAGCGATCCCATCGCACAGGCAGCACAGCAGATCAGCGAGCAGCAACCGAAAGAGGGCGTCGTCGGCGAGATCATGGGCGCGATGCATGCGCTCGAAGAGAAGGTGGAGCACTTTCTGCACCCCGACGCGCCGGCGGTCGCGCAACCGGGGGAGTCGCCCGCTTCGACCTCGCAACCGGCCGCGGATACGACCGCGAAATCGAGCGAGCAGGAGGGTACTGGTGATTCCCCAAACGCTGCACCCGCTGCGGACGCCCAACCCGCCACGCAGCCCTCTGTGCAGGGTGTATCCACCGACGCCTCCGCCGCTGCTGAACACCCGCACACCAGCTGCCTGCGCAAGATCGTCGCCTGCCTGCGTCGCGACTTCGCCATGCTGCCGGGCGAGCTCGAAGCGTGGGTGAAGACCGCGGAGAGCCACCTGTGATGAGCGCGCTGATCTACGGTGCAATCGCGGCCATCGTCATTGCTCTGGGCGTCAAGGAGTGTTCCGGGCCAAGCGACAAGGAAGTGGACGCCACGCAGAACGCCCAATGCATCCGATGGGGCGCAAAGCCTGGTTCGTCCGACTACATCCAATGCCGCGCCACCTTGGCCGTGAACTACCAGCGCGAGCAGGACCAGCACGATAACTCGGTCGCCACCGGGTTGGCTATCGGAATGGCGGCAGGGCAGGCAGGCTCACGACGATAAAGGCAATCCATGCGCGCACGCAAAGTCCGTCTCCCGCTCACGCTCGACTGCCTGCTCGCCACGCTGGTGCCAGGCAAGCCCTACACGCCGAAATGCTTGGCGCTGCTGTACGAGGGCACCGTCGAGGAAGTCGAGGCCGTGCTGCGGGAGGCGTGCGCGACAGGCGCGATGGAGGAATCGGGCGTGAATCGCGACTTCAAGACGCCGCGGTACTGGATTCGCGAGGACTTCAATCCGAACGTGGCCGGCGCGCGCACCCAGCCAGCGCATATGACGGGGCAACTCGTCGGGTATGACCTGATGGCGCTGGCGAAGCTGTCGGGCGGGTTCCGTCGCCAGTAGCGCGAAATTTTCCCGTCACATAGAGTCGCGCGTATTCGGTGTTCCATTCCCACGGGAGAGCGACATGAGCGGCGGACTGAAAGATGGCAGCAACATGAAGGTGGCAACCGGGTGCGCGCACGCGTCGCGCTCGGCCAAGGCGGGCACGTTTCACGGTGGCATGCCGCCGAGCGGCCCGAAGCCCGAGCCGGTCAAGCTCAACGGCGTGAAAGCGCCGAAAGAGCGGGGCGTGAGCAAGTGATTCGCTTCACCTTCCGACGCGATACCGGGCGCATCGTCGCCCGTTTTGCGTTCTCGCTTCGCAAATGCGTGGGACGCTTCTACGACATCCGCACGGATGAAATGCTCTACGGCCGTTATGTTGTCGGCCGCGTGCTCGAATTCTCGTGGATTAACGGTCGCAAGCCGGCGCTGTCGTTCACGAAATGGAGCGCCCCGCTGTGAGCTACGACACCACCATCCGCCGACGCGCCGAGCTTCGCCGTCACCTGAACGGCAACCTCGACGCCCTGCTAGACGCCGAAGCGCGCCAGCAGGCCGCTCGCATGGCCGCGCGCAACATCTGCTTTCGCGTCATGCGGGCGCGCCTCACCGCAGGCGACATTCGGGGGCGGTAATGGCCGCACCCTCGCTCTACAAGCCGGAATACGCCGAACTGGCGCGCAATTACTGCCTGCTCGGCGCGACCGACGCGCAACTTGCGCAGTTCTTCAACACTTCCGACCGCACCATTCGCACCTGGAAGGACAAGCACGCTGACTTCGCGGCCGCGCTCGCCCACGGCAAGCAGATGGCGGACGCCAAGGTGGCCGGCGCGCTCTACGACAACGCGCTGGGCGGCAACGTGGTTGCGCAGATCTTCTGGATGAAGAACCGGCAGAACTGGCGGGACAAGGTCGATCACGAAATGGCGGGCAAGGATGGCGGTCCGCTGTCCATCGAAATCGTGCGCTTCGGGGCGGCCAATGCCAAAGATCCAGCTGCCTAACGGCTGGACGCCGCGAGCGTACCAGCGCCCCGCGTGGGATTACCTCGAGCGCGGCGGCAAGCACGCAGAGTTGATCTGGTGCCGGCGCGCGGGCAAGGATGAGGTTGCGCTGCACCGTACCGCGGTGGCGGCTTTTGAGCGCATCGGCGGCTACTGGCACATGCTGCCGATGGCTGCACAGGCCCGCAAGGCAATCTGGAACGCCGTGAACCCGCGATCGGGCAAGAAGCGTATCGACGAGGCGTTCCCCGAGGCCATCCGCAAGAAGAAGAACGACCAGGAGATGTACATTGAGTTCGTCAACGGCTCGACGTGGCAGGTCCTCGGATCGGACAACTACAACGCTATGGTGGGCGCTCCTCCGGTGGGCATTGTCTATTCCGAGTGGGCGCTGTCAAATCCTGCCGCAAAGGCCTACCTGCGCCCGATTCTGGCCGAGAACAACGGCTGGCAGATCTTCATCACCACGCCGCGCGGCAAGAACCACGCGCACACCACATACCAGGGCGCTCGCAGTGACCCGGATTCGTTCGCGCAGATCCTGACGGCCGTCGACACCGGCCAGTACGACGCCGAGAAGCTGACGAAGCTGCGCGCGGAGTATGTGCGCGACTTTGGCGAGGCGATGGGCAACGCCCTGTTCGATCAGGAGTTCATGTGCTCATTCGAAGCGCCGGTGCTGGGCGCGGTCTACGCGCGTGAGATCCGCGACGCCGCGCAACGCATCACGCGCGTGCCGTACGACCCGACGAAGCCAGTTCACCTGTTCTGGGACCTGGGGCGGGCCGACAAGACAGCCATCTGGTTCGCGCAGCTCGGGCCGTTTGAATACCGCGTCATCGATTATCTCGAAGGCACAGGCAAGCACATCGGCGAGTATGCCGTCGAACTGCAGGCGAAGCAGTACCGCTACGGCGACTGCTGGCTGCCGCACGACGCCAATAACGAACTGCTGGCCTCGCAGCGCACGGTAGCGCAGCAGTTGCGCGACGCCGGGTTTAAGGTGCGCACCGTCCCGAAAACGTCGATCGACACTCGCATCGAGGCCGCGCGCCTTATGTTCCCGCTGATCTATTTCGACGAGCAGAAGTGCGCCGTCGGCATCGAGGCGCTGAACAACTACAAATACGACGTCGACGAGGAAACGAAGCAGTTCAGCAACGAGCCGCTGCACGACTGGGCGTCGCACGCGGCCGATGCGTTCGGTTACATGGCGGTGGCGCTGAAGGATTCGAAGCCGGAGAAGAAGGGCATTCCGAAGGGGCCGCGCACCGCTGTGCATACGGGCCGCGTTCAACCTGGCTACTGGATGGGCTAAATCATGCGCATCGCGCTCGACTACGACAAAACTTACACCGCCGACCCCGAGATGTGGGATTGCTTCATCACGCTGGCCAAGTCGCACGGGCATTCAGTCGAGGTTGTGACGATGCGCCGGCGCGAATGGTCCGAAGCGATCCCGGAGCAGCTTTCCGAGCGCGCGAGCCGGGTCGAATACACGGACCGGAAGGCGAAGAAACCGCACATGGAAGCGCTGGGTCGGCCTGTTGATGTGTGGATTGACGACATGCCGCAGTTCATCCTGCAAGACGCGTGGACGGGGGATTGATCATGGCTGAAAAGAGCAAGACCATCGTATCGCGTGCCCATGAGCGCTTCGCATCCTGCGTGTCGTGGGAAAGCGAGTTCCGCTCGAAGTTCAAGGACGATATCCGCTTCCTGTTCGCCGACCCGGACAACCAGGACCAGTGGAACGCGTCCGTGCGCGCCGCGCGCCAGATCGCCGGTCAGCCGATGGTCACGATCAACAAGACGCATACGCACTGGCTGCACGTGGTCAATTTCGGCAAGGAAAACAAGCCGTCGATCAAGATCAGCGCGACCGGCAACGAATCGACGTACGAGAGCGCGCAGGTGTTCGAACAGGTCGTGCGCCGCATCGAGTACATCTCGAACGCGCAGCAGGCGTACAAGAAGGCGATGGAGTTTCAGGTCGGCGGGGGCATAGGCTACTGGCGCATCGTGGCTGACTACGTGGATGAAGACAGCTTCGACCAGGACCTTTTCATCCGCGAGGTACAGGATCCGCTTTCGATCTACATGGACCCGATGATGAAGAAGACGGACGGGTCCGACGCGCGGTTCGCATTCGTATTCGACGACATGCCGCGCGACAAGGCCGAGAAGAAGTATCCGAAGGCCACCGGCAAAGCCACGATGGGCGAAGGCGAACTGTCGTGGCACCGCAAGGACACCGTGCGCGTGGCCGAATACTACGAGCGCGACGAGCAGAAGGAATGGCTATACGCGATCGAGGGTGAAGACGGCGGCGTGACCCTGACCCGTGAATCGTCGATGCCCGCTGAAGGCCGCGCGCTGCTCGAACAGGCGCATGCCGAAGGTTCTGCGCAGCGCCGGCGCGTGCCGAAGTGGACCGTGCGCTGGTATCTGATCGTGGGCGACGAGATCGTCGACAAGTCGGTGTGGCTCGGCAAGTACATTCCGATCATCCGCGTGCCAGGCGAGGAAATCGTCATCGAGGGCAAGCTGGACCGCAAGGGCCTCACGCGCTACCTGAAGGACTCGCAGCGCGCGTACAACTACAACGCGTCGGCCGCGCTGGAATACGGTGCGCTGCAGTCCAAGCAGCCGTGGACCGCGCCGGGTGAGGCCATCGAGGGCTACGAGAACTATTGGGCCACGGCGAACACGCAGAACCACGCCTACCTGCCGTACAACCACATGGACGAGAACGGGAACGAGATCCCCGCTCCCCAGCGCACGCAGCCGCCGACCAGCGCGCCGGTGTTCATGGACGGCAT